TCTTCAGCTTAATAATTTCAGCTTTGTTTTTTATGAGTTCTTTGATATTCATTTCCGTATGATTTTCTTATTTTCAATCGCCTTCTTTTTAGCCTTTAATGACTTACTTAGCTTTTCCTTATCAACTTTAATAACCTTTCTCTTATCGCTCATTTTGTGTAGTTTGTTTAGCAGGTGCGCTTGCTACATTCATTGCTGGTTCGTTAATTTCCTCTAAGCCTATTTCTGCTCTCGCCTCATTTGGTGTTATTATTCCAGCTTTTACATCTTCTCTGGCTTCTTTTCTTCGCTCTGTTGGTGTTGGATTTAAAGCATCAATTTTGGAAATCTTAACTCCTAAACAATAATCACCAAATTGACTTAAAAATTTACGCTCATAAGCTGCGGCAATCTTGTAAAAAGTAGGAATGTAAAGTTCTGAATACGCTTCTTTCTTTGCTTCTTTTACGTTGTTATAAGTAGCTGTTGCGTTATCGTTTACTAGAACGGAAGGCAAACCCCAAACCGCAGAAAGTTCACGAATCAATTGAGTTTTATTTTCAATTGTTTGCATATCGGTTGACGATGCGTTAAGCTGCTGAACTGTCACAGGTGTTTTAATAACGTGAACACTATTCATTTTATCCGCTCCGCCTATTACCCTGTTCAAAGCCTTTTGCAAGAATGTTTGGTCTTTTGGTTGCATTGATTGACCTGCGTCACCTGATGCGCTAACCAAAGCAGAAACACCTCTGTTTTGAAAGTATTCGCTTAAAGCAATCTCAATATTATTTGAGGCGTTTAAAATATTCTGAGCAGCTTGTAGTGGGCTTAATCCATTTTTGTCTTGCAGTCCTGTGATAGTTGGGTTATTCATTGCAACGTGCATTACAAATTCAGGGTCTATTTTTTTAACAAATAAAGCATTATTGAAATCATAACTCTGGACATTGCTTAAAATACTACTATCGTAATTATTAATCTCTACATTTTGAGGCGGCAAAACAACCTGTCTACCACCCATAAAACCAACAGAATCAACATCATTGTAAATATAGCCTTCGCCTGTTAATTCGTAAAATGTCACCAATTGCTCCCAAAACTCATTAAAACTTTGATAGTCATTAGGCTTGTAAACGAAATCGTGAACGTCTCCGCTTGTTATTTCTTCGCCTGTGTTCTTGTCGTATATGTAAATTGGTAGGTTTGCGATGGCTACAGATATTCGTTTGACAATCGTATAAACAACAGCACTACCTAAATAGCCCCTTTGTATTGCCTCTTGGTCTGATATGGTAGAACCGTTTAATCCTTCGCCAATCTTAAAAAAATTGTTCGGAAATGCCTGTAAATTATCCCTTAAACGTCTCCCAAAATCATTGTATGACATATTTCTACCTTTAGATGCAAAATTAACGAAAAATTATGTTATAGCCCCCAAAGATGCAACTGCGTGTATGCATAGCCAATACCATCAATGGAATGATTATCCCTATCAACTGGTAGTTCTGCTCTCTTATTGCTCCAAACATAGCTATTTAACTCCTTTTCAATGTCAGGCGAATCATCAACAATGATAAGATATTCTTGCAGCCACCTCAAACGCTCCGCTACAATTCCAGCCCTTTTATATGCTTTTACTGCGTTATAATTTGCCTGTCTTAACTGGTCAATGTTTAAGGGTTCTGAACTATCGCAGACAATCAAATCATCAGTTTTGCAGTTGGATTCTATAACGCTTAAAATATTAGGCATTGATAAATTCGAAGCGTATGCTATTTGTTTAACGTAAAGGATTTTTGCTTTTTTATCTACCGCTATTTTGGTGAGCGTAAACGGGTCAGTCCATCCCCAATCCAATCCAAACACATACTGAAGCGAATCGTTAAACTTTCCTCTTTTCCACCGTTTTAAAATAGCCCCTTCCAATGGTGCATACTCACCTTTTCCGTAAACCTTCCATCTGTATTCATCTGCAGTTCCTTGTTCAATGTTTTCAGGCGTTGGTTCGTAGCTTAGAATTTTATTGATAATGCTTTGGTCCAGGAATGGGTTATTGTCATAGGTACTTTTTAAAGTTCTTACATTATCCCTCCGCTCATATTCCTTTTCCTTCAGCCAAAACTCACCAGATGGGTTAAAATCTACCCAAGTATGGGTTTTTGTCCTCACATAAATAGCCTCAAATATGCCGAAACTGATGCCATTAACCTCGTTAAAAAAAGCATAATCCCTTTTACCATTCTTTGCATCCTGCTCATCGTCATAAGAATTAAATTCAATTACTGAACCGTTATAGAAATGAATAATACGCTCCGATTTGTTGTAGAACTTAATAATGTTCTTGCACCAATCCGATGTTGATATTATCATAAGAACGTCTCTTATTGCACCTTTTTTTAAATTTGGTATATCTTGACCGACTACAGTAGTTATTGTATTAGGGTTTTTCCAAGCGTTAACTATTAGCACTTGCATAATTGAATAGGTTTTTCCGCTTGATGTTCCTCCTCTGTTTACAGTTAAATCTTTACCTTCTGGTATTTTAAGATTCTGATAAAATAAAGAACTTACTCGAAAAGGCTTTTTAGCTAATTTCTGGTTCATTTCCTTCAACTATAAACGATATGTCACCGCTCTCAAGTTCGTGTGCTATTTCTTGCCGTTCTACATACCCTCGCTTCTTTCCTTTGGTCTTTAGGTAGAATATTGTTGAAGCAGTAGAACCGTCTTTGATTTGCTTATGTAATTGACTTTCTGCAAAGTCTAAAGCTATGTTTTCAATATCGTTTACTGCATTTTTAAAGGCTTCGTCATCATTAACGTATCTGTAAAAAGTAGTTCTATCTATACCTACTTTCTTACACGCAGTAGTCACAACCCCAAGAGATTGTTCTAGTGCTTCAATCAATGCCTTTTTAGTGTGTTGTATTTTGTTGCTTGTTGACATAAGGTTCTCCGTTTATTTTTACTTCTAGGCTTTCGTCTAGTTTAATCATTCTGTCTATAATTACTTGGCAATACTTTGGGTCAAGTTCCATACCATAGCACTTGCGGTTGAGTTGGTGTGCTGCTACCATTGTGGTTCCTGAACCTGTAAATGGCTCAAATATTAAATTAGATTTTTTTACTAACTCTATTGCTTTAAATGGCAATTCAATAGGGAAACAAGCTTTGTGATTATCTTGTTGACTACCCGTATTTGATACTTCCCAATGATTGCTTACTACTTTTTCTAATCCTAATTTTTCTCCATTTGTGCTAAATAAATATATAGGTTCCCAATCACGCATTAAAGAACCTTTAAATGGAATGGTAGAAGATTTTTTCCAACATATTTGCTCTATTAAAAATTCCAAATGATTTGAGATTTGTTTAATATATTCAAATCTACTATTTGCATTGTAACTAACATTCCAAAAAATAAAGCCATCAGTAAATAAAAAGCAATTATCTAAAACTGATACAACAAAATCAATATATTTATTACTATCTAAATTATCCGAATATCCATCATCATATAATTTTACACTTTTCTTTTTGTTAAATATATCTCCTTGACCTGCTTTTGTATTGGCATTGTATGGCGGACTTGTAAAAACCATATTAGCTTTCTCTCCATTCATTAGCTTTGCCACTTGGTCTGAGTCTGTACTATCCCCACATAATAACCTATGCTCTCCTATCTCGATTAAATCTCCTAAAACAATATCCGTTTCAACTCCTCCTTCTGGAACGTCGAAATTATCTTCTTCCGCTTCTAGTTCGGTTATATCTTCAAATGGAAATCCCTCTAAGCCCCAATCTTCTAATTCTTTTGTGTCCCATTCGTTAGCTAGTAAATCCCATTCCCACTCTCCAAAGCCTACATTATCTTTTATTATAAATTCTCGTTGTTGTTCTTCTGTTAGGTTTTCGGCTTTGATAATTGGAACATCTTTTAATCCTGCTTCTTTGCAGGCTTTTAACCTCATATTACCGCCCAATACTACCATATCGTCATTTACTACAATAGGTCTTAATTCAAGCATTTCTGGGAATGTTTTAATCGACTTAACTAGCTTCTTAAATTTATCGTCTTTAATTAATCTCGGGTTGTTTTCGTTTGGTTTTATCTTAGAAATTTTTACTATTTCCATTTTTAGCTTTTAAAATATTAAGTAATACACAACAGTTGCTAAAACAATACCAACAAACACCGCTACTATTTTGGTAACGGTGTTTATTGCACTTTCTAGTCCGTCTTCAAAATCATTCATTTCTTGAAATTCTTTCTCAGTCATAAGTCAAATGTATATATTTTTAAACAGGTTTTTTAATAAGTTCGTCTAATTCACTTTCAAAAATTATTTCATTAAAAGTTTCAAATAAATGTTCGAACTGCGCTTGCCTTTCAAAAATTTCGTTTTCTAATTTATCACTTGCGTGCAATGATGCTAATGTTTCTGAAGATATACTTTTCAAATCAAAACCATATGCAATTGCTATTCCTAACGACTCCTGTAAGCTAGGGTCGTTTTCAGATAAATATTCCATTGCTTTATAGTAATAGATTATTTCAACTTCTAAATATCCCTGATTCTCAGCATTAATTATAAACTCATCAAATGAACTTACATTATCGTCAACGCATTCTTCAAGCCCTTCAGCTATAAAATTTTGCTCTACAATCCATTGCTTTATTAAATCCGTTCTTATTGCTTTAGTTATTCTTTCCATCTTTTTTTAGTGTTAAGTTATTATTTACGCATTACTTTTTGCTCCACCTTTACCGAAGCTGTGTCTATATTTTTAGTCTTGTTTTTAGAACGTTTGTTTAGCTCGCTCTGGTAGTTTAGGTTAACGATGTTACAAGCTGTTTTGAACGTCTTGCATTCTTCGGTTTCTCCGCTTTCTTTCCAAGTTATTTTGTGGTAATTCATTTGCTGTATTTTAATATTCTTTTTTAATTAATTCGTAAAGTCTTAAACAACTTAAACTAATTGGCTTTAAATATTCAATTGAATGGTCTATGTATTCATACTTCCAATCGCTTGAACCTTGAAATTTTAGCAGTTCTTTAATGTGCTGCTCCATTTTCGTTGAATGCATAATCATATCATTATCAACTTCAATGTCAAAAATCTGGATTCCTTTTTTCCTCCAGTTCTGAGGAACGAAACCTTTGCCATCCCAGTTCATTGGCTCTGAGTTTTCAAGGTACTGCGCTTTTATTTTTAGATTCACTTTCATCTAATCAGTTTTTTCATTAAATAATTCAAACGCTGATTCTACTTTTGTCATAGACTTAACGTCTGACCAAATGCCGTATTTTATGTCAATAACAAATTCCAATTCATAAAAAGCCAATAAAATTCCCCCAACCGTAGCAGGAAAATAGTTTTTTTGCTCGTCTAAAATTTGTCTGTATTCTGGCTTTAACTTTTCAATCAACTTCATAATCTTGCTTTGTTTGTTTTTGTTATAAATATTTTTATTTAAAAAATTCAATGAGATAGAAGCAACTTAATGCTCTTATGTTTCAGTCGGTATTAATTCGTTTACAAGTTCGTCCATAAGCAGATTACGATTTATTACCAGCCTTTTGAGCTTTTACCTTTCGGTGGTAATACCACTTGCCTCGCTTCGGTATACTTATTCTTAAAGTTATCCTGTAACCGTTTCTTTCTCTATCCTTCACTAAGAAGGGAGCAAAATAGCAATTAAGCCTATGCCAGCATTTCGATACTTAAACTCTCGTTCAGGGCTTCACGTCTTGTTTCCCTTAATCACAACTTCATTATCAACTATCTCAAAGAACTTTTGTAGTAGTTATTTCCTTTCTACAGAACAAATATAATATAAATATTATACAAATTGCGCTTTTTATAATATTAATTAAAAATAAATTATCTAAAGTCGATAAAAATATAATTTGATTTGCTTGCTTTGGCTGCTGCTGGTTCAATAATTTAATTAGCTTTGCAGTCTTGTTAGGGCGTTATGCTTTACGCTCATATCCTGTTTTAGTTAGAAAGAGCCTCGTTTATTCGGGGCTTTTTTGTTGGTATAATCCAATAAATTTGTTTGCTGCTATTCTTAGGGCTATTCTATCGTCTTTGCTTAGTCGTTCCTTAGTTAGTGTCTTATTAAACTCTTTCGCTCGTTTTATAGCCTCTTTAACTTCTTCTTTGCTTGGTTTCAATACTGGATACTCTGCGATGATTCCAAAATTTATGTATTCAAACAAATCAACTCCGAATGTTTCTTGTAAATTTTTTGAGTAGTTAATTAAATTTCCAGATAAATAACTGTTGCAATGTTCGCACTGCAGATAGATATTCATAAGGTTAAACCGAACCGAAGGATTAGCACCCACCGAATGATAATGCCCCGCGTTTTTCTTCTTTGGTTTTGGATTGCCGCAAGAGATGCAAGGTTGGCAAAAGTCTATTTCTCTGGCTATTTTATTAATGACAATTTGGAGTAGCTTTTTGTATGCA